ATAGGCAACTCGCCCATTTCGGCTGAGTTCCTAATTACCTCAGTCATAATTTTCTTGAAGTGACTTCTATACATTGATTGAAGGCGAACGCAGTTCCTTAAGAACGGCGATTCTGCTGTCAACGAGGAGGCATAATTTGCGCCAGACACATTGGCAGATGACAACCACTCTGGTGCGTTATGTCGGTTGCCAGCCGAGCGTAGAAGGGCTTGGAAGATATCTAAGTGGTCTTTTGCAGAATCCGCACCAGGAGGCTTCACATAGTTCATTCCCTTCGGAATATCGAGGAATGTTCCAGGTTCAATCCGTTGATAATCAGTTGCCCGTCCAGTAGGAACCTGGGCCACAGAATAATCAATATTCTCTTCGACGAACGCTTCCACTTGGGCGTGAGAAGCGGCATCGTGTTGGCGCACGGCAGCAATGGCCGATTGGACCGATGCACCCTCACCGAGGTTACGGCGCAGCTTGGATGCTATGTTGAATGTTTCCAAAGTTTCGTAGCTAAAATCCGATAGACCCCGTTTGATGGCGCGAGGAACATTGCACTTAATATGCACGATCCTGTCAACACTTACGATCTCGCCCTGCGGAGTGCTTGGTGTTGAATCATGTTCTAAATCTTCGCCCTTTGGAGCAAAATAATTCACATGGTAATTCATGATGTTAAATACATCATCCGGGTCAGTCTGGATACCATATGACCAGTTGGAGAAGTCTTCTCCTGGTGGTTGAATTATCTGTTCCGGCTCAATAGTCCTTATCAGCATTCGACCTGAAGGTTGCGGGAACAAACGGAGGAATGTTTCTCCATCAGTTCTAGACCTTGTAAATATTTCTTGTTCAAAATTCGACCAGTCATTTTCGTTTATAAACCTGTCGATCTTAGCTTGGCAAGCTGCAACTGTTGACTCTTCTACGCTCTTGTCGCTCTTAGGAGAAACATGGTAGTTATATCCAGGACCTACCACATAAGAGCAAAGACCGTTTAGCAGACCCAAAGCATTTGGGCTGGTAGTTGCAACTAGTCTAGCTTGGGCGCGGATAACGCTTAGTTGCTGTTCCGAGTACCAGAACGGGAAGTTTGAACCGTATCGGCGGTCTTGTGGGTTTGAGATGGGGTAAGCAAATACCCCGCCATCCCTAAAACGATCCAGTAGATCGACATAATTAGAAAGCCAGAAATCACTTGTGAGAGTCGATTCTCGCAAAGGTCTTCGGACTTTTTTTCCATGCTCACTTGATGCTGGGGCACTTGCTCTTCCAGGAAGGATGAAGTCGATGATTTGTTTCCATACGCTCATGCGATAATTCTCCTTGTCGTATGATTCCTCCGGTTGTTCCAGATAGAAATCATAGACCGTAATGCCATCTCAAGTGCGTCAGGCCCATCATCAAACTTTCCGAGCGGGAACTCACGCAGCTGTGCAACTAGGAGCCTGGAACCCTCTGATCTCCGAAATCGGATAGTGTGGTTGGCGAGATGAGGTCCGAGTCTCCTGATACGCACATCCTTGTTAATGGTATTGTAAAGTTGGATAATTGGAATATCTATTCCTTGATTTTTTGATTCTTGGATTATTTGCTTTGCCAATAGGTGCTGAAACTGGTTTGTCTCAAGAACCATTGCATCTGGTTCAAATTCATATGATTCCTTTATGAATTTCTCTATTAGCCTTTCTGAATCTGCCCGTTGAAGTACGGCATCACAGTATAGAATTCCTTTGAAGTCACGAGCCAGCCTGACGATTGCTGAATAGTCACCATGCCTGGCATCCTTGCCTTTGGATGGGTCCAGGGCCAAGGTCTTTATTTTTATGTATTCGTTTTTTGGAAATTCATCGACCCATATGTGATCACCAAAGTGCGAGTTAGGCCATTCCGCACCTTCCTGATCTACGAATTCCCCGTCAAGCTCTTGGTTGGCCTGTCTGTCTGAATACTGCTTTGAGACCGCCCCAACAAACTCACGCGCCAAGAAAGGATTCTGTGAAGTCTTAGACCTGAATAGTGCCGTATTCTCCCGGTCACCCCTACCAAATACATCGTATGTCCAATGCCCCATACCCTTGGGTGTAAATGTGGCAGTCAGGAAGCCCATGCGCCCGCCTTCACGAAGGCGGCCAATGCAGATATTGAAAACCTCATCCTCCATCAGGCTTGCCTCATCCATCCAGATACCCGAAAGGTTCGGGCCTCGCAGCTTGTCTGGATCGTCACCTGAACGGAAGATAATTTCTGACCCGTTTGAAAGGACCAAGCGGGGAGGCTGTTTCCATTTCTCCTTGGTTATCTCCAAGTCATCGGCAATCTGGTAGATAGTACGCATGGTTGCGTCTTGAAGGACCGTATAGGTTGGGCTAATGACCATGTAAAGCCTGCCGCGCCCCTCCTCGCTCATTGCACGGCGCAAAAGGTCGTAAGCACCCACATAGGACTTGCCTGAACCGATACCGCCCACAAAGCCACGGTAGAGGGCCTGGGAGTGATGGAAGTCATGCTGGATGCGATGCAGCTTTACCGTGCGGGTAATAGTCTTCAGTTCAGACTTATTAACCGCTTGGTCCTTCGGAGCTATACCTCTAGGTTTCGGAGGCATCGTCGAAGCTCTCTGGGAGTTTTGGCTTGTATGCACCGCTTGGGATATTGACGCCTATCGTAACATCCGGTGAGGAATTTGCATCAACAATTTCCTCCACCACTTGTAGACGAACTTGGGAAACAGACGCTATCTCCTGACGCTCCACATAGCCGCGATCTCTACCAAGCGTTTTGAGGATCATCTGGATAGCCCATTGCTGCCCTTCCTCTACGGCTTCCATAAGCTTAGTCTCGGCAACATCCAACATCCTACCGCGCTCATCCTTCGCTACTGCCTCAAGCTCAGGATCGTTTGCAATACGGTAGGACAGCGCGCCTTTGCTAACACCTAAATGATGTGCAACTAGGTAGTAAAGACCTCTGCATTTCTTAAGAGAACCTATAATCTCTTCATTTGTTAACTGGGTAATTGCAGGTCTGCTTTTGCGGTCTTTGGCTTCCTTGATGACCGATTTGCGGTCCTCTGTTGGCACTTCCACCAGGCTGCTGATGTTGGGTATTCCGCTGCGCTCGTTGTATGCCATAAAAATTTTCTCCCAAAAAATTACACCTCACTTATATTGTAATGCATTATTAAAAGATACCCCATAGTGCAAATTTCCGTATTGACTAGTATAATGTTAATATGGGTAAGCTATTGAAAAGTGTGTTAAATAGTGAGGTGGTGAAAGGCCTGGCCCCCGAATATGCGATGATTTCCGTATGAATATAAAAATACTTTTTTTATCCCTAATGTGCGAATCCTTAATAAGCACCCTAGTAGATAGAAATAATAAAAGATTATTTTTATCCCCCTTGACTGGCACTAACCGATAACTACAATCTAGATAAAAAGAGTAGAAGACTATTAAGCTATTAAGGATATTGGTAGTATAGTATTCTTCCCACTACTACTATCTCACTACTAAACTACTAGACTATATACTACTACTATTAATAGAATTAAGATCTTAATAGTAGAATACTACCATATAGCCGCGTTCAAATATTAAAAGACTATAAAGATGCGTAATGGTTGCCCTGGGCTTGGGTGCCAAGTAAAACCTTGCTAGATTGTAAGCTTGGGAACGGTAGCCTACTGGGCTGGGCATTAATCAGATAGGTTTATCTTAGCTGGGAATGGCCCTAGAATGCGTTATGGGCGGGGCTGGGCTGGGCTGGGCTTTGGTATGGGCTGGGCTGGGATCGCCCATTACGGATGAAATGGCTTTTTAAGGGTAAACGAAAAAAGCCCAGCCGTTTTAGGGGCTGGGCTGGGCTGGGCTTGGGCTGGTATCAGGTTTTAATCACCACCAGCCCGGCATTCTTCTTAAACCTTATATTTATGAAATAACCTTTGGGTGCGTCCGACTTGTTCACATAGCGGCCATCGTCAGGGGAAAACAGGCAGCTAATAACAAAGTCTTTACCTTCAGCCCATGCGGCCTTGGCATCTTTTTGTGTTTTATAATCCCTGCCGTATGCGGGCACAACCGTTAAGCTTGGCATGGTTCTATCCTTCCCGTTCCTATCCTTAGCGGTCAACCGAATTGGTTAACCTGATAAGGATTAAAACAGCTTATCGGCAATGACGCAAGCCCAGCTTAAAAAAAAAGACCAGCCGTTTTAGGGGCTGGGCTTGGCTGGCGGATCGTAGGTATTTTATTTCTTTGTCATAAATTC